CATAGGTGACGGAATATTCGTGATAGTGGGCAGACACTATAGCCCCTGTCCCATCTGCTATTGTGCCACCTTGAAAAACACCATTAGCATCTTCAATAGGATCTTGAGCATCTTGAAGTTTTCCGAGATTATCATATAAAGTTACTGAGGGAATCAAGCCATCAATTAAGTCTCTTGCTTGTTTTCGTGTCATACTATTTGCGACACGACCGTGTTGTCTATCTACTACTTGTCCTTCCTCGAAAAAGTGAACGTGATTTGTTGCTTCTGGTAAGAAAGCCGTATCGTGTTTAGAAGCAAAGAACTCTGGAATCTCAAAAACATTTTTATTCACCAAGTCTCTTGCTTGCTGAACTGTCATAGGTGCAGTAGTAGCAGTTTTTCCGTGAACGATTAAATTTTGTATTTCTACAGCGGGAGACTCAAATGAATGTACGTGAAATGCGGCTGCCCCTACACTCAAATCTGGAGTTGTTTGACCTTTAGTTAGATTTGTAGCTACTAGAGGAGCAAAACCATTCCTAGTTCCGCGTGAGTGAATTTCATTTGGGGCATCTTCAAATGCTTGTATTTCTATGTGGTCTATAACATCATTGGTATTACCATATACTTTCTGTACAATAGTATCCTCTCTGTTAGACTCAAAATGCCCATAAGATTTCTCTTTGGCATATTCAGCTTCAGGCATAAAGGAATCAAGAAATTCAACAAGTCTCTGAAGTGCTTTCTGAACTGTCAATTCCCAAACAGAACAAGAAACCATTCTACCATCGGTTGCACTATTAAGATCATCACGAATAATCATTTCCTGCACACTTGGCGGGAACTCTGTAATTGGAAGAACTTTAAGATGCTGAGTAAAATCAAGCATTATCTTCTCGGGAATAGTCCCTAGACCTATAGTAATCTCATCATTAATGAAAGAAATTGTATATAATTTTTCTTGAATTCTTGAACCAATAATACCAGCATCTATATCAAAGATAATAGCTAAGTGATCGTCTGGTTTAGCCCAACTTTCTGCTCCAACAAGTCCGGTTCTAACATCCAACTGTTTAAGAATCTCAACTTCATATTCTTCAAATCCTTTTTCAAGGAACAATTCAAATCCAGTATGGGCGTGCCCAAGAGTTCCGTGTTGTTCGTCTTCTTGATCCCATATGTCTATTGCAACATCAAGATAAGAGAATATGCTAATAAACCACTTGACATAATCAGTGGGCATTTCCACCACTAAGTCAACATTAGAATCGTATGAAAATTCAGCGAATAGTTTTAGTCCAACAGGGTGGACAAGTTTCTTTAATACTTCTCTATATGACTGAACAGGAACAGAAGATTTTACAACATATGAAAAGTCCTGATAATAATCGTTATCTTGCATCTTTCTGTCCGAAGACAAGAAACCTGCACTATCTAACCAATAACCATTTGTTTTCCAAACAGAAGTCCTTACTTCAGGTTGTGCTACTGGATCGTGAAGTACCTCACATTCTTCTCTTGTGGCTGGGGGATCTGAGATACCAGTAAGAAAAGTATTTTGTACATCTAAAATGTTACTCGTTAATTCTAGAACTGGATACCATTCTAGAAAAGCGGGCTCCTGATAATATGGTGATCCTATATCCCAAGCATCTGGATGTTTAGCATCTAAACAATCAATCATATTGTCAAATGGAGAATATTGCGATGTTGGATCTGCCGGCCAGTCGGGCGATACTGTACAGAAAGACTGTACAGGTGCATCTCCTGGATATGAACCTTGATATTGAAAAGCTAGAGTATGAACTAATTTTTCTCCAACATCAAATGTTCCATTAATATTCAATAAATTCATCTTTGTATAATCTACATCATATCCTTTAATCTGAGCCGTAGCACCATTCGTTAGACCAGTAATTAATGGTCTTGTATTTAACATAGGCACTTCATTAGGATGACCAGTAACGTGTACCCACTTGTCTTTCCAAGTATGACCATTAATAATACATTCACCTTCTGTTCTTATACCTTCTGAAATAACTCTTGCTACAAATGGAACAACATTGAGTTGTGTTCCGATATCTTCGTGTATTTCTTCATCTTTGACAAATGTACCTGAAACTTCTGTGAGCAATAACTTTTCATAAGTCGAAACAGTTACGTCCTCCGGCATATCAACGAAAGCGGTAGCACCTGAAGTTTGTCCTACAATCTTCTTATTATAGAGTGATTTTGCTGTTTCGGGAACAACTACATTTTCAGTTTCTTGATAATATTCAGAAGCTGGATCTGTGGTTGCTTTATCAGTTAAGATTGTGATCCACTCTGGCTCATACCAAACTGAACCAGATGCTCTCCACATCCATTGTTTTGGATATATCGTTTCTACATCACTATCGAAATCACGCCTGAAAAGAAAGTTAAGGGCGTTTGTAGTACCTTTTTGTCTATAAGCTGGCTGAATATTCTTGGTAAGAAAAGCCTTATCGGTAGTTTCTATGGTAGGATCAACAGCGGTGTGAGGAGTACCGTGAAGATATGCTTTCTCAAATTCTGGAATGAAAGCATCAATAGCGTGGTCAATATCCAGATTCTGGATTAAATCAGTTATCTGGGTGTATTCACCTAATTCCCCGTTAACACCAGTTTCTCTTTCCAAGTATTCAAAATACTTGCGTAAGAAAGTGATGAACATCGGATGGTCTTCCCGAACATAGTCGGGTACCATTCTTTCTACAAAGACGGAAAGAAACTTCGCAGGATGTACGTTAAAATTATCTTTTTGGGCTGCCATATGTAGTTACACCATCAAGCATTAATACTTACCATTGAAACATTACTATAGTTTAGAACAAGTAAATTATTTCTAATTGCAGTAATGTCGTTTGATTGAGGTGTAGCATATAGACTAATTACTGTGTTAGTATCTAAAACTGGGTTGAATCCAATCAACTCAATAATTCCATTTTCGTAATCTATTGTTCCTTGTTCGGTATTTAAAAACTGTTCACCCGCAATATCATACAAAAGAATGTTTCCTTGACCATCATCTAATAATGCGTATTGCGTTCCAGCTTCAGAATTACCAAATACAGAAGACACGGAAGTACCAGCTGTAATACCATTATCAAATCTGAAAATGTAGTTACCGACTGTATTCGAGGCTTCTATGAAAAACTTTTTATACATTTTAATACTGGTCAAGTTATTACTGATAGAAGGATCGGCATTATCAATCGTTTCAACAAGTCTAGAATAACGTAATGTTACTTTGAATTGTGTTAATTCTGCCTCAAAAAATGTTTCAATTCCTGCTATAATTTTTGTCTGAACTTCACCTGCAGATAATTGAGTTAATACAGGATCATACTTCACCGTTGCTTCTACATCAATATACGTATATTCTGGTGCAGTAATAATTGGATTAATAGCCAACATATTGTATTTGGAAAGTATCTCATCTGTAAGTCTAGTTTTCGTCAATGGAGATAATTCTAATCCGTGCTTTGGTTTGATACAAATGAATACTGCTCCATACTGTGGTGGGTCGTTTTCTTCACCGCCCCAAACAGCAATAGCTTCAATGTTTGGATATTTTTCAACTAAGATGGTCTTGTAGTCTTCTGCCGTAACTGCTCTGTCCTGTCTCTCATACGCTCGTGGTGCAGTTTCTTTGATACTTTGTGTGGTTTCTTGTTCAGAACCAAGAGAGGATATGTCCACTGTTTCTACAGTAACCGATGAAGCCGTGTATGCTCCAGCAATAGTAGATTCAAGAGCAAACACCTGTTCTTGTATAGTTGATGTATAATTTCCTGCTTCTCCCTGAGTACCTAAATATGCAAGTTTAATTGATTGGCCATCTTTCGGTCGTCTTCCAAAAAGTCCGTTCCCAAAATAAAGTTCGGTAACTCCATCTAGTCCTTCTTGAACAAAGAACACGGACGATTCGTTATTTAATTCTGCAAGATTTTGATTATTGATCCAAGGCCAATCAGCAACAATCATAGTAATCGTAGCCCTATCACAGGTTTCATCAGCTATTAAAAACTTTTGCGTATCAGATTGAGCATCCATTGTCCATTCTAGACCTTTTAATGTGCCTTGATTGAGTTTAATTTCTCCAGAGAATTCTCCACCTTCATCAGCAGATATATTTACTGTCTCTAAATTTGTAAAAGGTAGAGGTACACCATTGATATTAGATATGAATTGTGTTCCTTTCTCCACCACGATAAAAGAAGGATCAGATCCTGTAGTGTCAAAGGTTAGCTTTACTATAGCCTCTGCTGATATTGGAGATTTTGGAACATATCCTAGTGCTTTTGCGTGAGATACTACAGAATTCCGGAGGGTAGCGGTATCAAGAAATGATTCATTGATAGCCATATTTGTATGGAATCCCATATAGTGAGTTGTGTAAGCCATTACATCTAGCATTACACTCATCCCAGAGCCGTCGAAATCATAATCTATGAATTCGCTTTGGCCTTTCATAAACTCTTTAATGTTCTTTTTAATACCATCAAACTCAAGATTACTTAAATTTAATGCTTTTGTATTCTCCATTTTTTACCTCAATCTATTTAAGAAGAAATCAAGTGTTACTGGTGAACCTTCATTTATAGGAGTGTAATAAATTGTCACCGAATACCCGTTTCTATCTGGATCTGCTTCTACTTCTACGCCTTGTAATTGACATCTAGATTCAAACCTTCTTATTGCTTGTTCAATAGCACCTTCTAGAACCACTCGTGTTTCGATAGACATCGGTTCAAAAAGTGAACTGTATATTGTTGAACCAAACTCACTCTGAAATACACGTTCTCCTCGTTTTGTTCTGATAATACGAATGATACTTCCGTTTATAGCATCAACATCACTTCGCCCAACAATGTCATTGGTCATTGGATGCACCAGCATATCGAGGTCCAAATCTCTATATTTTCTAAGTCTTGTCTGTTTTATCGGTGCTGGCATATATTATTCCTCTAAGCTATAATATATTTATACTGTGGGACATCATCCTTCGTCAATGATTGCTGTTCCAGATCCCGAAAGATTTGTAGAACCGCAAGATAGCGAATCTCCAATTCTGGCCACTGGTATACCATTGATTAATACGTTTGGTGAACCGCTTGCTTGCATCGCATCGTGCGGATCACATACTGAACAGCCGTGTGCTTCCCAAAGATCCCCTACTCTAACAACTGGTAGACCATCTACCTTAACATCTGGAGATGCACTTATAACTGTTCTTGACGGAAAACATCCGTGTCCTGTACACATATCTCCTAATCTCACTATACCTGGCATAACTTTCTCCTATTAAAATCTTGTAAAATCTAAACTTGGTAATTTATCAGTATCAAACGCTTTTAATGTGGGCAATTTGGATTTAGTATTCACATTCTTTTTGTTTGTGAATTTCCCATACGATTCTATTGCTTTTTGTCCTCCTGTAGAGCCTGCTTGACCTTGTTTACATACCCATTCACCATTAGCATCTTCGCAAACTTGCTTAGATGTAGCATTTTTTATATCCGCTGTTGCTGATCCTCCAGCTTGTGCCGCTATTGCGGCCGTAATTACGTACCATTTTCCAGAATGCTTTTGACATACTTCTTTGCCTGGTTCAAAAGGATTAACTAAACTAGCACCGTATTGAGCCATTATTACTGCTTCTACTGATTCGTAAATATTATCATCCTTTACAATATATTGACCTGAACCTGTTGCTTCCGCGGCATCAACTTTAGCAATTAATGCTTCAGTATAATTAGCTGGGTCAACTAATTGATATCCATTCGGATATTCTAAATCTGTAAAATCACAAGCACCAACTTCTTTTGCGTTTGGTACCGCTTGTGTAGGCTGACATCCACAAGTCTCTACTTGTGACCAGTCTCCTGTTTTCATTGCTAATTCAACCACTTCTCTAGATGAATCATATTCTGATATATCACCACCAATGTTTGATTTTTGTGTTGTTCTATCTGGTGGAAGTAAAGCCGCATCTGCTCCAACGGTATACGTACCTGGCAATACTCCTAAACCTCTATCAACATACGATGGTACAGCCCAAGGTTTTGGATCATTCGGATCCACACTAGAAGCTGGTTTAGGAGGATTTTTCGCCAATGTTGGATCTAATCGTCCTGGGCTAAAAGGTGAAACTTTTGTTGGATAAGTCCACGTTCCATAATATGAACCTGTGCCTTCTATTGGATCACGATCTTTTGTCACAACTACGGGTGATGATCCTCCCATAGCAACATCACGTGCCTTAGGAGTAATTACGGGTCTCTTAACGGCTTTTAAAGCTGAAGAAGGGCTAGTAGGAGGTGGATCTTCTTTGTATTCTGGGAAAACATCTTCAAGTGTTTTCGCTACAGGACCCATAGCGGCTTCTACTGAACCTGCTATTTTGACCTCGTTGTCCGTCATCTCCTTTTCGTGCCACTCTCCTTTAGTTGCTTCACAAGCAGATTTATTTCTATTTGTTCCACCACCGGAACCACCTGTACACCATCCTACTTTGTGTACTTTAGCTACAGTATTTTTATCTTCGGCTACTGCTTTATATTCTACATCTTTTACGTTAGCAACAAATTTTTCATTTTTATTAGAGAATGGAGTTTTTCCTGCTTTTACATCTTTCGTGAAATCTGACTCTTTTACAATAGGATCTCCATTCTTATCTTCTGTTGGATAGTCTTCATCATTTGGCGTCACCCATCCTACACCTTCAACATATTCTGGTGGTGTAGAATCATATCCTCCAGTTGGAGAAGCCGCCTGTTGTTCTTCTACTACTTCTACTCCTTTTGGCTGACTATCTGAAATTTGTTGTACTGTAGCTTGGCCCTCCATAGGGGCTTGTCTATGCTTAGGTACATCAACAACTGTTCCAGGAGCTTTTGTTAATTCTTCTGCAAGAGGAAGTTCAGGCTCTTCTGGTTCTTCGAGTTGACCAGTTGCGCCTTTATATAACTTAACAATGTCTTCCATAACGGGTTGCGTTACGTGTTCCAACATTCTGTTAGAATTGACTAACGCACAAGGATCGGAAGTTGCTAATTTAGCAAAGGCTGCCCATTGAGCAAGTTTATTTAGGGCGGCTGCCAGTGCGGCGACATCTTTTCCAATAAGCTCATTAACCTTCTCCATCATTTCACCACACATATTATTGAAATCGTTAGTTAGATTTCTAATAACAGAGGCATTCTGAAGCATATTGGACACATTTGAAGCATTGGTACAATCTTCAACTAGTGTTCTTGTTCGATTAGAAAGCTGAGGGAGATCACCCATTCCCATAGCATCATCAACAACACCTTCAGATTCAAGCAAGGTAGCAAAGCCAGCGGCACAATCAAGCATATCATCATACTGCCCTAATGCTTTGGATAATTCTCTACCAGCTTGTTGAATTCCAGAATTTCGTATAAAATCTCGTGTAGCGGCAAGCAGAGCATCTTCTAAAAAATCTCCACAATGAGTAAAGCCATCTGAAACTTCTTGAACTCCTTGAAGAGTATCCCAAATTTCTTCTCCGTCTGCACCGGGGATTGCTTGTTTGAGAGCAAATTCATCAACTTGTCCAGTAATATCAAGAGGTTTAGTATCGTGTCGCATTTGATTCAATTTCCCATTTGTGGGAGATTGCATCATATTGCCAACTCCACCCATAGCATCGCTGGCACTGGAAAACGTTCCAGTTCCTTGTGCTCCTGATATTAAACTGCTTGGTGATACTGCCATTTATGTGACTCCTAATTTAACTTTAATCCTGCGCCTTTAACCCAGTTTATTTTACCTGATTCTGTTGTCAAATTTCCAACAGAAGTGATTGCACAATCTCCCATTATATCAGGTTTCCAGTCTCCTGTTACCTCCATCTTCCAATCACCACCACATTTTACCTCAAAATCCCCACCAGTTTCAATAGTCAAATTACCATCGATTTTCATATTACAATCTCCTGTGACTTCAAGGCTTTCTTCACCTGCGACAATTCTATAATTGTCCATTATTACACTTACTGTTCTTGTTCCATCTGGTCCTATTTCTTCCCACGTACCTGCTTTATGATATTTCATAAGTCTTTCAGCACCTGGAGTATCATCCCATTCTTCTACGTGACCACTTTCGCTTGCTCTTACGTGATTAAATGGATATTGGGCCGCATAATTATCCATAGGTAATCCTTCTTCTGCTTTAGATGTTCCACCTCCAGCATCTGGCGGACCTTCATAATCTACTCTTGCTCTTCTATGTGTATCTGGTTCCATCAAATGAGTTGCTTTTGGGTAGATCCCATTTGGATCATTAAACCCAGTCTTTGCTGGTGCTTTCATTGGATATCCACCCAAAGTTCCCATCATTATAGGTTCTTGACAATTTTCTCCATCTCTGAAGAATCCTATCACCCAAGTACCTTCTACAGGGCCAAGCGGTGTTGTTCCTATTCCATTCATCGCGGCGCTCGTAATTGGTTGCATAGGATAAGCCCAAGGTAAATCTGTAGTCGGAATCCCTTCATCAATACCTTGCTCCATTTTCTCTGTATGTAAACCAGCTATTCTTACTTTACATCTACCCAATGCCATCGGATCACGCCTGTCTTCTACAACTCCCGTGAACCAAACAAACCCATCAAATCCCATAAATTGCATAATCTATTCTCCTTAAGAACGTTCTTTTATTACTATATCTGGGTCTCCATAAAACCCATCTTTCATACATTCAACTGTCATTACATATTCCTGATTGTTAATCTTGTGATGTATTGCTGTAACTAACCATTTCCCAGTCATATACTGATCTTCAGGCTTATCAAAATTGGGTAAATTAGTTGGTATTCTTAGAACTACAACATCACCTGCCCAAGTATTAGAATCACCAGGAATATCAAACTTAACAGTATTTGACCTCATTTCAGTAGCTTTCATATCATAATGCGGGTAATGACTCTTTTCTCCTTTGTCGTGAATCTGATAAAGATAATTCCCACTCATAAAGCCACTATGTTGATGTACATTATAGTCTGCGAATGCGTTGTCTTTCGGCCCGTTTAGTCCTACTCCCTCAGCCATTATCACATCTTTCTCCCCATCATATTCCACTTCCCAAGTGTCTAGACTTTTTTCAAGAATATTATGCGTTAATATTGATGCCCCATACTGCCCATTTACCTGTCCACCGGTTATATTGAATCTGCTTTGTTCGCTGAAATTTTCCATCAGTCCATTATCAATCGCAAAGCCTCGAGCATCTTCTCCAATTTGAACGGGCATATTTTTTAAAGTGAAGACTCTCATTATGTCTCCATCTTTTAATTCATCTACAGTCATAAACTTGAAGCCGTCATTATTTTCAAAGAAAAGATAATTGGATGCCCCATCAGCAGATACGGAATTTTTAGCAAGAAAATTCATTAATTGAAATGGATTCCAATTTGGTACAACCATATTTTTTTCGTGTAATGAAGGAGATACCGTGAAGTCTGTCCATACGTGTGAACCGAATTCCATAATGCTCGTGCCCACGTATTCTGCTATTTCAGAAGCCGTCATCTTCATAAATGACCGACTTATCTTTTTCTTATTATTGATAATAGCATAAGGAGAAGTTATTCCCAAAATATATTGGGTGAGTTTTGGGGTCTTTATTCCTTGAGATACAGAATCGATTATGAATTCTTTTTCTAGATTTGAAGTTTTCTCCGAAGATAAATTTGGAGTAATTATCTCAAAATGGACTCCTTCAAGTCCTGAGCCTATTATTCCATTAGCTTCAACCATACCAGTACCATCTTCAAGTATTATAGCCCCACTCATACAATTACTGTATATGGATTCGTAAATACTCATTTGCTTGATGATTGCACTCATCTCTTCCGAATCACCTAAGTAATTCGTAAACTCACAATTCCAATCTGAAGTTGTTTTTGGATCTAATGTTTCAAAAGAATGGGCCAGTTGTTCCGCCATAATATATTACTCCTGATATTGTTGTTTTGTATTTCGCATCCATTTCTCAAATTCGTCTGCTATTTTCGGAACGTGACTAGTTTTGATTAGCTGAATATGCCTCTTCTTGTCATTTTTATACAATTCCCATTCTAAATTAGTAACCGGAAGTAGGGTTGCTTCTGCATTTTGCTCCTCATACTGTTTATATTCTGCATCTTCGTAATGATGAATTCCATCTTGAGAATCATAAAGTTTGTCTACATAAGCATAAACTTCAGTTTCTCGCATAACCCAATCATAGAAAGGATCGATGACTTTATTTATAGCCATTACAATCCACCAATAATCTTGATTGCCATAAAAATTTTCTGCTACTCTTTCAGGTGAATCTGCTTCGTCTATTGTAACAGTATAATACATTGTTTCGTATTTTCTAACCGTCTTGAGCATATCTAGCCTATGTGTAATATCAGCTATACTTACTCCATTATATTCTACTTGAGGGAGTATTTTAGTATATTTGGCCATTAGTATCCTCCAACCATCTTAATATCATCTGCCGTAA